ATATTTGACGCATTTGAAATACTTAACAGAATTCAAGAAGAAGAAAACTTGCTTGAGGGAAAAACACCTGAAGAGACAAAGAAAAAAACTTTTAAAGGATTCGCAGAAGGTAGATCTAAGTAATGTACGAGCAAAGTTTAGTTAAAATAATAGAACCTATTAAACGTACGACTATAAGTCGACTTAACAAATCTAAAAAATGGAAATATGGGTATAATAAAGAACATGATATCGTGGTTATCTCTAAAACTGGACGTATTGGACAAGTGGTGGAGATACAAAATTTGCGAATTGGGTTGCCGGCTGAACCGAAATCAGTGTACATGCACCCCAAAAACAAGTGGCAAAAACTAGAATATCCAAAAGAATTAAGTAGATTAAAAAATATATTTGATTGGAGGTCATATCCTGAAGAGCAAAAAGAGCAGTGGTATGATTATATAGACGAAGAGTTTAAAAGAAGAGACGAAGGTTTTTGGTTTATGAATAATGGTAAACCAACTTACATAGTGGGAACGCACTACATGTATTTACAATGGAGTAAGATTGATGTTGGTGCGCCTGATTTTAGAGAAGCAAATAGATTATTCTTTATATTTTGGGAAGCCTGCAAGGCAGACAAGCGGTGTTATGGAATGTGTTATTTAAAGAACAGACGTTCTGGATTTTCTTTCATGAGTTCTGCCGAAACAGTTAATTTAGCTACAATTTCAAGTGATAGTAGATATGGGATACTATCTAAAACAGGTGCTGATGCTAAAAAAATGTTTACAGACAAAGTAGTACCTATTAGTATTAATTATCCATTTTTCTTTAAACCAATACAAGACGGTATGGATCGTCCTAAAACAGAATTAGCATATAGAGTACCAGCTAGTAAGTTTACAAGAAAAAAAATTACATCAAACGAGCAGCTTGAAGATATACAAGGATTAGATACTACTATTGATTGGAAAAACACAGGTGATAATAGTTATGACGGTGAAAAACTAGCTTTACTTGTACATGATGAAAGTGGTAAATGGGAAAGACCTGATAATATATTAAATAACTGGCGTGTTACAAAAACATGTCTAAGATTAGGTAGTAGAATTATAGGTAAGTGTATGATGGGCTCAACATCAAATGCTTTAGATAAAGGTGGTGGTAATTTTAAAAAACTATATGATGCATCAGATGTCACTAAGCGAAATAGAAATGGCCAGACAAAATCTGGTTTATACTCTTTGTTTATCCCAATGGAGTGGAACTACGAAGGATTTATTAATGAGTACGGAGTTCCAGTATTCACTACTCCTGACAGCGATGTGTTTGCCCCAGACGGTGAACTAATAGATATAGGCGTAATAGACCATTGGCAAAACGAGGCTGAGGGTTTAAAAAATGATCAAGATGCTTTAAATGAGTTTTACCGTCAGTTTCCAAGAACTGAAGAGCATGCGTTTAGAGATGAAACTAAAAATTCAATTTTTAACCTTGTTAAAATATACGAGCAAATAGATTATAACGAAGAAATGTCCAGATCTTTAGGTGTTACAACTGGTAATTTTCAATGGGTTAATGGTATTAAAGATTCACAAGTAATATTCTATCCTGATCCAAACGGTAGATTTAAAGTTAGTTGGGTTCCGCCTCAACAGTTACAAAATAGAGTGGTAATTAAAAACGGTATAAAATATCCTGGTAATGAACACATGGGAGCATTTGGTTGTGACTCTTATGATATATCAGGAACTGTAGATGGAGAAGGTTCTAAAGGAGCATTACACGGCTTAACCAGGTTTAGTATGGAGGACGCTCCTGCGAATAGCTTTTTTTTAGAATACTTATCAAGACCACCTACAGCTGAAATATTCTTTGAAGATGTTTTAATGGCGTTAGTATTTTATAGCATGCCAATACTTGCAGAGAATAATAAACCTCGATTATTATATTATTTAAGACGTAGAGGTTACAGGGGTTTTAGCATGAATAGGCCTGATAAAGTTTGGAATAAATTATCTGTAGCAGAAAAAGAAATAGGTGGTATACCAAACTCAAGCGAAGATATAAAACAAGCTCACGCTGCTGCTATTGAAATGTATATACAAGATCATGTTGGTATGAAACAAGATGGTAGCTTTGGTAGTTTATATTTTAATGAGCTATTAAACGATTGGTCTAAATTTGATATAAACAAAAGAACAAAGTTTGATGCATCTATAAGTTCTGGTTTAGCTATAATGGCTAACAACAGACATCTATACGCACCAAATGCTAAGGTTGAAAAACCAAAATTAAACATAAATATTTCTAGATATAATAACGCTGGAAATAATTCACAAATAATAAAATAAATATGGCATATTCTAGTAAACGTTATTTTCCAAGCCAAACAGTAAGCGATGCTGAAAAGCTTAGCTATGATTATGGCATGAAAGTAGCTAAGGCTATAGAGACAGAGTGGTTTAACGAAGATAGAAGTAACAATAAATATAGAACTAATTATAATGATTTTCATAAATTAAGACTATACGCTAGAGGCGAACAATCTATACAAAAATATAAAGACGAGTTATCTATAAATGGTGATTTATCTTATTTAAATTTAGACTGGACTCCAGTACCAATTGTTTCAAAGTTTGTTGATATAGTTGTTAATGGCATGGCGCAGAGAACATATGATATAAAAGCTTTTTCTCAAGATGCTTATGGCGTTAGCAAAAGAACAGAATACATGGAGTCTATATTGAAAGACATGAGAACTAGAGAGCTAGACGCTTTTTCTCAACAAGCTTTTGGAATATCATTAGCTGAAAATGACCCATCTATATTACCTGATTCAGAAGAAGAGTTACAGCTTCATATGCAGCTTAATTATAAACAAGCTGTTGAAATGGCAGAAGAACAAGCTTTAAATGTTTTATTCGAAGGTAATAATTACGAACTAACAAAGAAAAGAGTTTATTACGATTTAACTGTACTTGGTATAGGTGCGGTTAAAACATCTTTTAATACATCTGAAGGTGTAGTTATAGATTACGTAGATCCAGCTAATTTAGTTTATTCTTACACTGATTCCCCTTATTTTGATGATATATATTACGCTGGCGAAGTTAAGTCAATACCTGTTAACGAACTAGCAAAACAATTTCCACATTTATCAGAAAGTGATCTTGAAGATATAATGAAAAATAAAAATTATAATAGAAATAATTATAACACTAGATATACATCAGACAAAGAAGACACTAACACTGTTCAAGTTTTATATTTTAATTATAAAACTTATATGAACGAAGTTTATAAAATAAAAGAAACAGGTACTGGTGCAGATAAAATAATACCTAAAGATGATAGCTTTAATCCACCTGAAAATAAAGAAGGTGGTTATTCAAAACTATTAAGATCAGTAGAAGTTTTATACGAAGGAGCTTTAATATTAGGTACAGATAAATTGCTTAGTTGGGGTATGGCTAAGAATATGGTAAGACCAAAAAGTAATTTTACTAAAGTAAAAATGAATTATGCTATTGTAGCTCCACGTATGTACGATGGTAAAATTGATTCATTAGTAAAACGTATTACTGGTTTTGCTGATATGATACAGCTTACACATTTAAAACTACAGCAAGTAATGTCACGTATGGTGCCAGATGGTGTTTATTTAGATGCTGATGGTTTAGCTGAAATAGATTTAGGTAATGGTACTAATTATAACCCGCAAGAAGCTTTAAACATGTTCTTCCAAACTGGTAGTGTTATTGGTAGGTCATTTACACAAGATGGTGATATTAATCCTGGTAAAGTACCAATACAAGAAATAACTTCAGCTAGCGGTGGTAATAAAATGCAAGCTTTAATAGGCACGTATAATTATTACTTACAAATGATAAGAGATGTAACCGGACTTAACGAAGCTAGAGATGGTAGTATGCCAGATAAAAACGCTTTAGTTGGCATACAAAAAATAGCCGCTGCAAATAGTAATACAGCAACAAGACATATATTGCAAGCTGGTTTATTTTTAACAGCTGAAACTGCAGAGTGCTTATCTCTTAGAATATCTGATATTATAGAATATTCACCAACTAAAGAGGCTTTTATACAGTCTATAGGTGTTCATAATGTAGCTACATTAGAAGAGATGTCGGAGTTACATCTTTATGACTTTGGTATATTTATTGATTTAATGCCAGATGAAGAAGAAAAAGCTAGACTTGAAAATAATATTCAAATGGCTTTACAACAGCAAAGTATAGAGCTTGAAGATGCTATTGATCTTAGAGAAATAAAAAATATTAAATTAGCAAATCAAATGCTAAAAATACGTAGAAAAAAGAAACAAGAAAAAGATCTAGCTATTCAACAACAAAATATTCAAATGCAGTCACAGTCTAATACTCAAGCTGCACAAGCCGCTGCTCAAATTGAAGTACAAAAAAACCAAGCACTATCACAAGGTAAGGCGCAGTTGTTACAAGCTGAAGCACAGTTAGAAGCTCAAAAAATGCAACAAGAAGTTGAGTACAAAAAACAACTAATGCAGTTAGAGTTTCAAATGAATATGCAGTTAAAAAATCTTGAAGTGCAAGGTGCAAAATCAAGAGAAAAAGAAAAAGAAGATCGTAAAGACGAAAGAACAAAGATACAGGCCACTCAACAATCAGAAATGATTGATCAAAGAAAAAGTGGTAAACCACCTAAAAACTTTGAGTCCGCAGGTAATGATATACTAGGTGGAGGATTCAATATGGGCGCTTTTGACCCTAGATAAATTTATTAATTATTATTATATTATATTATGGAAGAAAACAAAGAAAACGTAGTCGAAGAGACTACACAAGAAAATGTTACTAAAGTTGAGATTAAAGAAACTCCACAAGATGATAACATCATAAAAGTAAACTTAGATAAACCAATAAAAAAAGAAGAAGATGCCACTGAGAAGCAAAGCACAGATGAGGTACCTGTTCGCGACGGATCCGAAGCTAGCGAAGAAGTTCGTGAGGAAAACAAAGAAAAGCTTGAAGAGCTTACCGAACAAAGTGAAAAAGAGGAAGTAGTATTAGAAGAAATTACTGAAGATTCTACCGAAGAAAAAGTTGCAGAAGTAGAAGAACAAGTTGAAGAGGCTATTGCTGAAGCAGAGGCTACTGGTAAACCGCTACCAGAAAATATTCAAAAGTTAATAGACTTTATGGAAGAAACTGGTGGTGATATAAATGATTATGTAAAAATTAATCAAGATTATAGCAAGTTAGATGATGACTCTTTATTAAGAGAATATTATAGACAAACAAAACCTCATCTAAACGCAGAAGAAATTAACTTCCTTATGGAAGACTCATTCTCTTACGACGAAGAAGAAGACGAAGAAAGAGATATACGAAGAAAA